TACTGTACCATCTGGGTTCTCACGAAACATTTCTACATGATAGACAATGCTTTTCTTTTCAAGTGGTTTAATTAAATAAACTTGACTCATTTAAATTCCCCGGTAAGCATCAAAAATAAGAGCACCGCCAATTGTAAATCCTACTATAGCAAGTCCATAGTTACCGCTTACTAATGCACTGATTCCAGACAGTATGTTTAGCCCACCAATTGTAAGGCTAATTTCTTTTCTGTTACGTCCAACCCATATAAAAAATTTATCCATCATATTATCTCCTTAACGTGGTGCAAACTCTTGTTGCAGTTTAATATTATCAAAGAACTCTTTCTTTGTATGAGGATCATCTTTAAATGTTCCTTTTAATACAGTAGTTTGAGTCAATGACGAGTGTGCCATAATGCCGCGGTTCTCGCAACAACCATGCACAGCTTGTACATAGACTGCTACGTTCTCTGAGTCAGTAGCTTTACTAATCTCGCGGGCGATGTCGTTACAAAGTTCCTCCTGGAGAGTACCTCGTCTAGCACACCACTGTGCGATACGTGTATATTTCGATAAGCCAATAAGTTTATTAGCGGCAATAATACCAATATAGGCAACACCACTAACAGGCTGATGATGATGACTACACATACTACGAAGCTCGCTACGTACAACCAGCATACCCTCATAGCGGTCTGCCGAATCGTTTGGAAATGCGGTTGCATCTGGTCCTGGTTCATATCGTCCTGCCATTATTTCGTTGAAGTACATCTTGGCAAGTCTACGTGCTGTGCCTTTTGAATTAGGATCGTTTTCACGATCGATCAGCAATCGATCAAGCACTAGTTCAAATGCTTCGGTTGCTTCGTCAATGAGTTGATTTTTCTTTTCTTCGTCAACATAGTCACTGATATTGTCACCTGCCCAGAATCTCTTTTTATCACGTTTCATCTTAAAGCGAAGTGTGTCTGCTAGATATGCTTCTTCGTAGCCCTTGTCGCTCATGTCCTCGCCGGCTTTAATATAGACTTTTTTGTCCAGTGGCAAATATTCGTCAGCTTTAAATTTTCGATCAATGGGTGTATTCATTACAGGATCTGGGGTAAAATCATTTGTCAATTTATTGTTCTCCGAGTTATTGTCGTGGATGACTATTGTACATTGTACACGATTATTTAGGTTTTTGCAACCTCAAAAGATCGTTTTTCTTTACTGCTGCCTTCAAAGTATTTAGGTTTACATTCTTTTTAGCGGCAAATTTAATAAGAGCTTCTGTGTCTTTGGGAAAACATGCTCCACCAAATCCAAATTGGCCATCTGGACCTGGTACAATCATATGGCTACCTCCTAGTCTAGAATCACTCATAAGGAGTATAGACAGTTTCCGCCAATCGAATCCTAAACTATCTGCTAATTCATACATTTCATTCATAAACACTACTTTGGTAGCAAGAAATGAGTTTATTATGTATTTTGTTAGTGCAGCCTCGCCAATTGAAGTATATGCAGCCGCTTTAATTGGCTGTACAAATTTCAGTATTCTTTCTGCTTCTCTTTGATAGGCCAATACAGATCCACCAATTATAACATATTCTTGTGTGAGAAAGTCGTGTAATGCATTAGCCGCAGTTAGGAATTCTGGAACATGTACTAGATTAGGATATATTTCTTGTGATCTTTGGTAAAAGTCTGGAGTAGCAGTAGTTTTACTGATAATAAGATTTTTATAATCTTTGAGCAGATATAATACTGAATTGAGTATGCTAGTATCACATTCTCCGCTGGGCTTACTAGGACTAGGAACACAGACAAACACAGCTTCACAGTCCATAAGATCTTGATATGTGCCAGTAGATTTGCTAGGGTCTGCATCTACGCAGATTATTTGCGCCATAGTATCGCTATAAGCTCGAGCAATAGCACCGCCTACATATCCTGCGCCTACAATACCAATTTTGGGACCAGGAAATAAAGTCATTGTAGTCATTGGTAGTGTCCCTTATTAAAATCCCAGTGACGACTGTCGTAAAAATTAAAATCAAAACAGTAACTTAAAAAACCAATGTCAATGTTTAGTCCCGAATGATCTTGTCTAAATGTCCAATTAATATTAATAGATATTATACTATTATCCTTATACAGTTGAAACTCAACAAATTTATGTGCGAATGGTGTGCTACGAGCACACCCCCACAAACGTTTAAAGTTTCTATTGAAAGGATTCCTAATATTCAGATTAATATTGATCATGTTATTGGACCTGGTTGTACATTTTTAAATCGTTTCCTACAGGCATTTTTTACATCTTCTGGAATATCAGGATGCCATTCGGCCATTCCGCAATCGTAGATACGAACCCGTTCTTCCGGCATAGGAATAGCCGCTAGAACTACTATCCATATTACAGTAGCTATTAAAAAGCCAAGAAAAAATTTCATTTTAGCCAATACTCTTCCCAGGGATAGACCAGCCAGCAATCATCCTCTGCTTTGTTAACTTCCCAAACAGAATAATCTACTGTTTCATTGCTGGCTAGATTATTAGTTAGTGTAGCAAATCTTACGTTATTACTCCAAACATGTTGCCAATCTGGATCTTCAGGCAAACAACTAGATTGCCAGTCCTTTTTAATCCATGCAATAGTAGTGCCTTGATCATTAATATCATCTACAACAAGAATATTTTTATATCCCGTTGCTTCGGGCATTTCTAACAAACTTGATGCGGCATCTAAAACAGCCCCAATGTCGGTTTCATCTGCAATATGAATTTCTTGTCTGGGATATCCAAATGCATCTTCAGCCATACTGCAATCGCTAACACACTCGCCACCGTCTCGCAGACTAACCTGCAAAGGTTTCATTGGCACATTAATATAGTGACTCAATAATGTAGCAGGTATTAATCCGCCTCGACTAATACCTACTATATAATCTGGACGCCAGTTGTCTTTAGATAGTTGTCGAGCAATGTCTAAACATGCTCCTTCTATCTGTGCCCAACTGTAATGTATTTTTTTCATTTTTTAAGTTCTTCCCACATTCTATATTTAGAAAGTGTATTAATGTAATCATCGTACTTTTGTTTAAGTAACGGATAATTTTTTTCAAGTATAACATCACGTTCAGGAATCTGCAAGACTTTTTCGATTGTGTCTAACCGTTCTTCCAAGTCCCGTCCGTTAAGCACCATTTTACCTTTGACTTCTAGCGTAGCAGGGTCTCCGCTTACCTTCATTACTCCGTCGCTTATGTTATAGTTAGGTGACACAGTAGCCCAATTAGTTGCTCCTGAACCGTTGGTAGTTAAAAACGGTCCTGCGGTAGTATTGGTAGTATATCCGACTGTTAGTGGCGGTACAGCGCCGTAGCCTGGACTAACCGCGGAGTTTACGTTCTTGTAAATAGTCGCCATTTGGAATCCATTTATTGTTTACGAGAAATCCCCATTCTCTTTTTTGCGGACCAGGCATAAACAAAGTCCAACAATCTACACTAGGGTCAAGCTCGATACGATGATAACTAGTAGCACCACATATACGAAAACTTCCAGGCCCTCTCCATACACACATTTCGGCGATCTTGTTACCTCCACTGTCAAACTGTGGAAGCCATTCATAGTACCCTCCTTTAAGAATTAGAGTAGCGTAAGGCCATGGATGGTCATGCACATCATCGGGATCTGACTTAAGAAATTTGTGTAGAAACACGTTAAATGGAAACCATGTTCTGTCTTTAAGAAAAACATAGTACCGTTCAAGATACGGTTCTTCACTGACACGATCCATAATGATTCTTTTGCGATCATTACGTTCTAAAAATCTAAAGAATTTATTTTTTAGGAGTCGGATTATCATAGTCGTCCTTTACTAGTTTATAGATAGTTTCAAAATTTCGTAATGCAATTTCTAAACTAGGATATTGTTTACACATATCTTTAATTCTATCCCATTCTGGGAATTTATCTACCCATTCATTCTGTTCATTTGTCCAGATGTTAGTAAAACCGTCTGTTAAAGTTATTGTATCAGTGGTGTTAATAGTATAAACAGAACCTGCACCACTACCTGTTAATGTAACAATGCCCCCACTGTAAGATGACATTGTATCACTGGGCAATGTAATAGTGACACTGTCTGTATCTACACCAGTGCCACCGGCACTGATCATTACTTCGTTAAGTAAATCGTCTGTATAATTCTTTGGCTGAGAAGAATTGCTCATGTAAATCCCCCGTTTGTTTACGAAGCATAGGTAATCTAGTTTTATAATTATCCATATGGATCATAATAGCACGACAGAGATCCGGACGGTACACGGTGTATGCATCGTAGCTTTCTGTCCACTTGCTAGGATACTTAAATGTATCGTAATACATTTCTTTGTATGATAGTCTATCGGGCACCATAGGAATAGCATCAACGATAGCACCCTCGTAACAGCTAATACCTAGTGTTTCTTGTAAGTTGGCACTGAACACTAACTTTGCTTCACCTAGTAAATTGTGATATTCATTTTTTGTCAGCTGTTGATCCTGACAAACTACGAATTCATATTGCGGCAAATGATGTTTTAAATCTCTAAAGATTTCTACTTGCTTCTCAGGTGCAATACGATGCGGGAACAAGATAAGATCTCTCTTGGGCATATTCTTATATGGAGTAAGTGTATCTTCCATATATTCCATAGGCCATCCTGTGCGTACAATTTTATTTTTATCGATATATGAAAGTTTTGCTGTGTCAAAATCTATGCTTAATAGATTGTGTGCAAACATATCAATATGGAAGTCAGTGGCAAAGTAGTTGTGATCAAATGCATGAAAGAAACTCTTCTCTGCATTTCTAACCCAAGGCTTATCTCCAACAAGACGTCCTAGGAAGTCTTGAGGATCATAACTGCCAGCATGCCATAATCCATGAGTAACTACCGGAATACCCAACAGTTCACTCATGTATTTTAAGTTTATGATGCCAGGGTGCCAAGCATCAGTAAACAAAAAATGATCCCCTGGCTTAACTGATCCGGATGTAAATAAGCGACTAAATTCTTCAACTTGGCAAGACTTATAGATATTAGTGCCGCCAAAATTGAGAAAGGCACCAGGAGTAGTGGCACGAGGAACATCTTCAGGACCAGAGATAACTTGAATCTGATGTCCAGATTTTTTAAGAAGTTTAGGTACATGTTCTTTCCATTGCGCTGTGTAGCGAGTTTCAACAGCTTCTAAATCAACAATATAGATCATTGACGGTTAAAGTTTCTATTGTTGTTGTAATTGTTACCACCACTGCGATTGTATTCGCCACGTGGTTTGCGCTCACCGTTCCAGGGTTTCTTTGGACGAGTACTGTAGTAGTAGTTGTTCCAGATCTGACTATTCCTATTGTAGAGATTAGCCTCGTTAAAGTCGCACATTTCAAATTTACAGAAATTGTGGAACGCTTCTAGATCATCAAAGATCTTTACAATGTCAGGGCGGGTTTCAAAGTAAGAAACGTTTTTATAATTAATAGCCATGATAGCCTCTTTCTAGTTAGTACTTAATAAATGAACCATTTTCTCCGTCTTCGGAGACCTCAATCCAAATCTCACGACCTGGATACTTATTGGAAATGCTGTCGTATAAATCGCCTGACATCATTTCGCAACTCTTGTAGTCTAGTTGGAGTGTACCTGAACTGTACAGATTTTCCAACCAGCGTTTAAACTGAATAAACTCAATATCACGATCATCGTGTGTAACACCAATCCACACTTTAAAGTGGAAGATGTGACGATGCGGATATCCTAGAAAACTTACATCATATTCATCACCTGTAGCAAGTGCTGGATCTGTAAGTGCGGCTGGATACTTGTGCATACCTTCTTTGCGGAAGGTGACCCAAATCATTTTGTTAGGACGAACGTCTTGCCGAATAATCATTTAATTAATGCCTCGGATACTAATTTAAGATCGGATTCTTCCATGAAGAATTCGTATGTTGATTCACTATCGACGTTACCATCTTTGTCTTTAGTTGCTTGAATAAAATGAACAGCAAACAAACCTTTAGGGTTAGCACACTCCCATTTTTTAATCCGAAGTTGAAATCCGGGACTATCTTTGACAATGATTTCTTTCATTTTAATACCTTGTCATTTTTGTATTGTAACCAGTCTGTGAACTTACTGCGATCCATTAGTGTATGTAGACTGTGGGACCATACACCGGGATTAGTTGCCTTAAAATCTTTATCATCGATTTTAAGCATTGTATTATAATTCCATAATTTAATATAGGGAATTGGCACACGAATTTGCGGAATAAAATTATCATACTCACAGTATCCGCTTTCGTGGAATTCTTCAACTTGACTCATAGGAATATCTAATGAGCAAAGATATTCTGCATCTAGAAAATGGAAAATCATCTCTTCCCATTCTTTGTGCTCAATAAAATTACTAGGGTTAAAACTGTGATTAGCACCAAAGAAAATATGTTTAATATTTTGATTAGACAATGCACCTTCAATAGCATCAATTGGTTGAACACCTACTACAAACAATGTGTTCATATTATATGCTGGGGTATGTTCTACTTCTTGTCCAAAGAAGAATACAGCATTGTCTAACTCTCCGTCTGTATAATCACGCTTCATTCTTTTCAGCCTTTGAGTTTTCGTACTGTTTCATAAGTCTTGTTACTGCTTCCATACGTTCTTGGAACACATCTGGAGCACCTTCTGCGGCACGAGTCATATCCCAGTCACTTGGGTAATGACGCAACATAGCTCGTGCATGTTCTCTTATAATTTTTGGAACTCGTGGAGTGTGCTGTGGATTACAAAGATCCAACAAAAATCTTCTAGTTTGTACTACGGAACGATACCGTTCATCGGGCAATGTCATTCTTTTACCTGTGATTCTAGCTGGTTTAATTTTGATTCTTCCTCGTCAGTGAATTCATCACTGTGTTCAGATTGTACAGTCTCTGTATCTACTTCGTCAAAGAATTTGGTATAATTAGCCGACGAATTAGTCATTTTCTTACCAGTATTGCCCCGAGTACCAATAATGGTATCAAAATATCTTCGGAACTCTTCGATAATAGCCAACGCTTCACCTTTATTACTTGTGGCAAAAATGGCTTCGACTACATCCTTAAAGAAGATTCGATCAAATTTTTCTTGAACTAACATACTAGGTATTTTACCAGAATCGTATTGACGATTGGCTTCTTGTACTGCNNNTTATCTTGTATTACTGCATCTTTGAAGAGTCTTGTGTCTTGGGCATATTTTTTGTCGTCTGCCGAAGCCTGCATACGGTAAACCCATTTCTTTCTGTCTTCTGTTTCTGTTGTAATGTAGATTTGTCCGTTTGCTGTTGCCAGAAACGGTGAGGCGCAGTCAAAAGATATGGTAAAGTTTTCATTATGGTATTTCCTCACTGATCGTTGAATATCGGTTAATAAAGTTGCCCATTCTAATTTAGAAGTGCCCAGGAAGTGCATCCAATCCTGCTGACCCTTTTCAAGGAGTCCGTCGAATCGTAATTCCACTAGTCTACGTAGAACCAAGTGTACATCGCACATATTTTGTCCACCCATTGACCATCCGTTGAACGCACGATCGCCATAGATTTTAGTATCGCAGTACTTCTTCATACGATCGTACCAATCATCAGCATCTGGGTGATTTTCGCCTTGTAGAACATTAAGGAACTTGCAGTTACCATTACGATTGTTAATAAACCAATCATTATTAATATAAGTTCCCTGTACTGCTTCTGGGTAACTAGTAATTCCTGTTGCAGCCTTTCCTACAGGACTACGAGCAACCCATGCTGGAATATCCAGCACCATACCATAGTCCATTAGCGTGTCCATCCAAGTTAAAACTTGTTCACGTTTCTTTTGTGCTTTAGGACAGTTAGGATCTTTCCAATCAGCAGGCCAAACACCTTTACCAATCTGGAATCCACCTGAGTCACCTAGCACCCAACTTGTAGCGCGATTACGATTGCGGAACATATCTTCGCTTTCGTCTTGCTTGTTAAGATCTAAATTAGCATGACCTGCTGAATACAAACAATGGTCGTAGTAAAATTGACCTTTATCTGGGTCTAAATAGTTTAAACTCTCAACACCATTTTTAAACGATTTAGGAATACGAGCAGGGTCTACATAATTGCTGTATCTCTGCTTGCCTATAAATGTACTATAAAATCCTGACGTTGCTGGCAGGAAGTATGCATAGTCATTTTGAGTTGCTGTTAAATTTTTATTCAACTTTGCCCCACTTTATTTTTAACCAAACTCTTTCGTGGATATAATGAGCTACAGTGAGTATAACATGTATCAAAATAGCTGTAGATAATCCAGTAAACGGTATAGTCATTATAGTCGCAATGATGCGCCAACCTACCGTCCTTGCCAGTGTTCTTGAATGTGTTTCACTCATTACTTGCTCTGTGCTGGCAGAATGTAGTTGTACTCTGCTAGACCGCTGTTAACAGTAATCTGCATTGCACCTGCGTCGGCAATACGCATAGTCTTGTCACCGTCAAGATTAAGAATGCTCATTACCTGTGTAACCGGCCATGCCCACGATTGTTTAAGTTTAGATTTAACATCTGCATGGAAAGTAAATGAACCTGCGTGTGTTGAAGCATCACCGAAGAAGAATACCAAGTTGCCGCCTTCTGTTTTAACTTGGAAAACAGTTTCTTCTGTATGTGCCTGCGCCTGTAGCTTAAGACGTTGAATACTAGTAACTGTAGGTTCAAACTCAATATCCCAAGTAGCACCTTTGAACTTAACTGTCTTAAGCTTTTCATTGATAATTTCAGCGTTCATAAAGCGATAGTCGTTGACAAAGTCGCCTGACTGATTTTCAAAGTGTAGACTTACTGGCACAGTTTTGCCATTGCGTTCTGCCTGCATAACTTCAATAGTGGCGTTATCTTTGTACTCGGGATTCTTAAGGTGTAGATTAAGTTTGTCCAAGTTTGGCATACCAAACACTCCGTCGAACTCACCAATTACGGCATGTGTCTTTCCGTTAAGAATAACTGAACGGTCTTCTGCCATAGATTCAATTATTGTAGTATCATCTTCGCCTGTAATTTTAATCAGAGGAAGAATTCCTAGGCTGTGTGTATGTGCTACGATGTCTGTTAAAATGTCTTTCATGATAGTTTCCTTTGTAATAGTATATAGGTTTTTTTGTTAAAAGTCAAACAATTTATTGAAGGTATTGGTCTGTTCGGTTGACCTAATGTCCCAATTAAGTACACCAATTAGGTTACCCAATTTATTATCAATAATTGTAGCTTCCATTTCTTCGTGATCAAACGGTAAGTCTTTGAACCACTGTGGTAGCCGCAGTTCATCTACCGGATAAGCCACCGAAGTAAATCCCAACGGATTATCTTTGATCTTACAGACAATTACTTTGGCACCGTCTGTGATCTGCATTGAGTACTTGTCGCCATACATACGTTTGAGCGTATTCCAGTTAATGCTGGCTCGAACGTGTCCAGGCATATTAGTCTTGCCGTTCTTTTCTTCTTTGCCCTGATAGGCAGTGATATTGTTAGCACGTTTAGGGCTACCCTTTTCCCATCCTGGACGAGCTTTGAAGTTAGTACGGAATTCAGTAATATGATCTAATACCTGTTCTTCTGTAGCACCAGTTAAGACTTTCTCCAAAATATCACTTAAGAAGTTTTGAATAAATTCTGGCGTATCACTACGTTTCAGATCCAAGCCCATGGCCTTGATCTTACCCGGCTTACCTTCAATGTCTTGACGCTTGCCTTCTTTGTCATAGTACAAGACAGCATAACGTTTCTTGGTAATGAACAAACTCTTTGAACCAACAATCTCACGACCAGCTTTGATAACTTCACCACGAGATTTAGGACAGTGGAAAGCATCTAACATAAACTGTGGGAATGTATTGTTGACTTCATCTCCAATTTGATCATAGAGTTGGATCACAGTTTCTTTAGTCCAAGGAATGTGTCCTGCTTCAATTTCTTTCTTTAGTGTTTTGTATGCACTAAAATAACATGAGTCAGTGTCGCCGTAGATAATTGCTTTGCCTACGTGATTGTATTCCCCAGTGATAATCTCATTGACCTTTGATGCCATATGCTTGGCAATCTGTCTTCCTGTTAAAGTAGTGCTCTGACCAATACGCTTATCAAAAAAACGACAACCGGGGTTAAGAATAGCACCATATAAGGAATTGAGGTTAATCTTCTTAACCAACTGACGTTTGTCCCAATATTCTTCTTCAACTTTATTACCTGCTTGAATACATTCTTTGAGTTTGGCCTGCATCTCTTTACGTTCAGCATACCAACGTTTGAGCAGTCCGGGAATAATACCTTCTTTTTCATAGGTAAAGATTGTTCCGTTAGCACTCAACATAAATGATTGACCGCTGTCAAAGATTAATCTATTAACTTCGGCAGCACTTAATACATCAACTGCACCGTCTTGCCAGTCGATAGTAATCTCAGAGCCAATCTCTTTGTTCATCACTGCGGTATACTCTAATGAACCAAAGATACCTTCCCAAGCAGCCGCAAAGCTTTTACCTTTGGCAGTTAATCCGTCAATGTACTCTTTGGTCATTGTAGGACGTAGTTGACCTACAATAGTTTCTGGTCCCATGTTCAATGCACGAATAGCACTTGGATACAAGGAGTTAATGTCTAATGAGCCAACCCAGTCTTGCAGACCTTCTTTGGGATAGGCAACATAAGCACCAGCGGCAGCAGTATCTTCACTTTCATCACGCTTGGGTCGATTAGGAACTTGAAAACCTCTACGATGGCATTCGTTGATAATAGCCTGTTCAGTAACAGCCACAGCACCCATTGTGGTCTGTAGTAGCACAGTACATTCGTGTGCCAGTTTGTTGCTTAAATCGATGAACTTGAGCTTTTGATCCAGTTTGTTGAGCAAGGCACAGTCTTGCCTGTTGTATTCGACAAACTTGCGGAAGTCATTGTTGTAGAGTTGATCCAGTGTACCTTCGTAGACTGTTTTTGATTCTCCAATCTCCATCTCTCCGATGGCATCCAATCGATAGGTGTGTCGTTCTTCATAGGTGTATTTTCTGTAAAGTTCTAGACTGTCAAGATGCACACGACCATGTAGATCATATGTAGTGGCAGTTTTACCATACTTTTCATATTCACGTTTTTTAGGATATTGATCCCACAAGCAAAGTCTGCGTGTGTCGTCTTTGCTCAATACTTTGGTAATGCGGTTAACAGTATAGGGCATATCAAAGCCCTCGCTGTTCCAACCACTTAAAATATCCGCATCTTGAATAAGATTCAAGAACGTGTCCAGCATGTCTGCTTCATTGTCAAAGATATGTGTGTTGGGAAAATCTCTGACTAGTTCTTCTGCTTGGGCAATAGTCATGCCTTTTGGAGGCACAGCAAGACAAACTAATGTATCTAACCATTGTAGGTGGACAGCAATGGCAGTAATTGGCATGAATGCATCATCTGGCGATGCATAGCCACGTTCTGGATCGAAGTCCACCTCAATATCCCAAAAAGCTACATTGAGTTTTGGTGCGTCTTGATTAAGATAGTTTTCACTCAAGCATACAAATATTGGATTAATATCTGCTTCGTAGAGTGTTTTGTTGTTGTGAATCGCAAGTTCTTTGCGAAAGTCTTTGGTGTTTTTACAAACGATGCGACTTAAAGGGTCTCCATGAATACTTTGGAATTTACCTCTAGCATCTGGATAATAAAACGTATAACGAACTGGAAATTCTTTAAAGACTCGATTTCCATCTTTATCACGTTCCACTACTTTAATAATATCAGCATCACGCTGAAAGAGTGCGTCTACGTACAAATTTTTCTCCTATGCAATTTACGGCTTGCAAATACCAACTATGCGGATTATGGCCCGCCTGCCCTTCTATTATATATTTAATAATCTAACATATCCAATGACATCAATAGTGACTAACAATAAGTAGTTAGCTACCATGCCTGTGCTTCTGCGAGTCCATGATGCCCAAGCAAAAATTGCACATTGTAGAATGAATATTGGATAGAGATAAAAGAACAAGGGATCAGTTGCCCCGGCTGCTAGTGTAAGTGAACAGCCAAGGCTCATAAACCATGCTGTAATCTCTAGTGTAAATCGGGTAGGCCATTCTCGATAGTCTGTCCTTGCCCAATTGTAAATGCCTTTTATAAATTCCATTAGTCCTTGGGCAATCTGTTAGTGACACCTAGAATCATTTCGATTTCGTTCCAATCGTTTTCGTGATCCTTCCAATTGTCTTTGTGGGCAATGGTAATGGCTTTGTTAATAATTGAAGGTTTAATTTCTAATTCTTCGGCTACAGCTTTAACCGTTTCTTTAAGACCTTCTTTGAGATCTTCAATTTCTCGTAAGACGGTTGAACCTTCGTTGATTAATCTTTCTAATTTGGCTTTCTCTTCTGGCCCATACATACGTGATGACATAGGTTCTCCTTTTGTGTCCTATAATTATATACTAGTTATCTGTGTATGTCAACAGGAAAAAGAAAAAGGCAAGCCAAAGCTTGCCTTTTTATGGACTTCTTATTATCAGCGTAGGCCGGCAATGGATAGTATTCTATCAAGTTCCTCTGCTACAGGCTGAAGTTGCGGATAGTTTTTAATTTTTCCATTCTGTATCTCTGCTTTATAAAACATATCTGCTTTTCTTTCATCGCTTGGAGATAACTTGCCATCCTTGTCTTGTTTGTATCCTTTGGCTTTTACTATGGCTAGATACTCTTGAGTACTTCTTGCCTTGATAATATCTAATCTTTCAATTCTTACTTGACCACTTGATGCTGCCGCTGGATTAGCTGGCGCTGCCTGCTGTTGTCCACCTGCTGCCTGCTGTTGTCCACCTGCTGCTGGTGCAGCCGGGGCATCTGGTTTCTTCCAATTACTAGGGGGGTTAGCTAAAACTTTATCAACTTCTGCTCTGAGCTCTTTTGGAACATTGTCAATTGTTTGCACTTTTCCGGCTTTATCTTTAGCACCAGTAAACACACTAAAAGCCCAGTCATTAGCTGCTTTGGTAGGGCTTACATAGGGCTGTGCTTTTGCTTGTTGAGTATTTGTTGCCGCTGGATTAGCTGGATTAGCTGCCGCTGGATTAGCTGGATTAGCTGCCGCAGCATTTGGTTTACCAATCCTGTCCATACCACCGGGAGGAGTACCTTTGTACTTGCCTGCGGCAATACCATCTAAAGTATCTCCTTTGGCTACAACATACTCTTTGTCACCGGGTAGTTTGATTGTTTGGCCGACGCGAATCTTATTAACGTCTTTGATTTCAGGATTTAACTTTTGAATTTCTTGACTGCCTGCGCTGCCTTTGTATCCTGAAGCTGTTTTTGTAGCATCTGCTGGGTTGTTTATCTGCGTAGGAGATGCAGATGCTTGGAATTCTTTCACTGCTGCTAAAACTTCTGGAGGGATGCCTTCTGCACCACTGTTAACAGTATTGATAACTTCTTGACTTATTGCTTGTAATTCTTTTTCTTCGGCTGGATCAAGTGCTTCAGACAATACTGATTCTTCTAGCATTTTGAGTCGAGACATTAAATTAGCTAGAGATTCTTGCGTTCCAACAGCCGTTTGACTAGCCTGTGCTGGGTTAGTCACTGTTGTTGGTCCACCAGCACTTGCTTTCTTTTTATTCATAAGGAAAACAAATCGATCCATCTTTTCTTGTGCAGTAGATTGTGGTGTTGTTGGCTTACTGCCTTTTCCACCACCTGCTGTTGTTGTGTTTCCACCCGCTGTTGTAGTATTACCACCCGCTGTTGTAGTATTACCACCCGCTGTTGTAGTATTACCACCTGGCTGCTGTGATAAATCAACAGTTGATCCGCCTGCGGGCGTAGCCT